TTATTTCTGTTTTATAAATTAAAGTCTTTCCTAATTCTAAAATTTTACCTGTCAAATATATTTTAGCTACTAATTTATCCATTTTTATCACTCCTATTTTCTTATTTTATTAATATCAATTTTAAGCTAGCCAACAAGCCCTACAATCAATTTGTGCTTGCTAGCCAACCATTTTTAGCACTTGTGTTAGACTTATATCGAAGCCATTTTTTTTACTGCTTCAGTTCAAAATGTGGTGTATCATTCATTTTCCAGTTTCCGCCCCATTCGACGTTTATATTTTTAGATTTTGCAACCGCTAATATGTGATTTGCTATTAATTTTAATTTTTTTTCATCATATCCTTCATCAGATGTAAATTTTCTGTATGCTCCGTTTTCGATAACTCCACAAGGGAATATATCAACTGCATGTCCAAATCCATCTTCCTTGATTTGATGGTTTGATTTTGCTCTTTTTCCATCACAATTTGTTACAATTCTACCCGGCTTACTTCTTCCGATTTGGTATAATGCAAACTGTTCTTCTGTTGTCCTAGCACCATCTGTGATTCTGAAATCATATGGGCTGTTTTCTATTGCCGCTTTCATGACTTCAACAAGTTTCGGATGTACTTTTCTCATTTTATCCAAACTAGTTTGACTGAAAGAATATTTTTTATTCTCTGTTGCTGTATTTTCCTTATCCCAATCTCTCAAATATTCCTCCTTTCTCTGAACTCTGTTTAACCAACCTGTCAAAAATCTTCCTTGCGTTCTGTCAGCTTCAACTTTAGCTCTATAATAGATTCTTTGTAAGTTATGATAAACTTCTAAAAATTTTTCAGCATCTACTACATTTAATGCCTCCAATGTTTTGTTTCCGATTATTCCGTCCACATCCAGATTAGAACCATTAATCCGATTTAAAGCAGCTTGTGCATTCTTAATTCCATTTCTTCCACTATTTACAGCCCAGTCGCATATAGATAATGCCACCTTGTCATTCACGACCTTATCCAGCTTGTTCCCCAAGTAATATTTCTTCAGATAAATATTCTTTGCAAAATCTATTGTTAAATTTTGCATATCGCCTTTATATCCAAAGTTTCTTGCCACTTCCTCAATTATTCCATATTTTGTTTTTCCGCCCTTGTCATGCTTGTCATTAGAATATCCTCCTTCGACCATTAGCAAGTAGTCAAAAATTCTTTCAAATCTGTCCATTTAAATCACTTCCTTTTTTTTAATTTCTTTTATATCTTTTTCTATTGTTTCAGTTATCAGAACAATATTGTCCCCTTCAAACATAGCATCTGTTACTTTCAATAATTTTCCTTGCTCCGTAATTTCGATTCCAATTAAATTCCTTAACTCCATTCACTCCACTTCCTTTTCATCTATCAGCTCCATATTTTTAAGATACTTGTACAGCCTATACGGATTAAATTCATAGCCAACTCTGTCTTTCAGCGACTTCAGTTTGTATGTCAGTGTAAATTGTAACGCATAGTCTATCGCGTTTAAACAGAACTCGCTGCAAAAGTATCTGTCGTCATCTTGAACTTTTTGAGCATAAAAGAACTGCCCCAAGATACCTAGATAATCATAGCCCTTACCTTTATTTTTTCCAAAAAATGCTAAAACGTCATCTGCGTCTATGTTACCGTCAAGCTCATAGATATCCATATTTTCTTTGTGCACAAATGGTTTCATTCTCACTCCGCCTGGATTCGCAAGATACACATAATCATTGTAAATAAATTCGGCGTGTGAATACTTCCCAAGCGTCCATAAAGCTATTAAATGACCAATTAACCGTTTAGGCTTGTGAAAACAAATATACAGAGTATTCCTTTTTAGTTTCATATTTTCTCCTAACCTTGCTTTATTTCACTTTCAAATAATTTATTATATTCAGATTCAGCGTCAAATGTTTTCAATTCCTCAACCGTTTTATTTTCTAAGCTGTGTGATAATGTTGTTTCAGCAACCATTGAAGCAGTTGTATGCTTTCTCATTATTTCAGACATTTCTATGAATTTCTGAACACTTACATTTACATATTTTTCTGTTCCATTCTCGGCGTAAAATTTCCAATTGCTGTACTCTGTCGACATTAAGTCAGTCATAACTTGTGCAAAGTCTAATTTCTGCCCTTTTGAAATTTTTCCCATTAACCCAAGAATAAACCTTAGAACTAATGAGAACAGTATCTTAGTTATGTTGGACTGGTCTATTGTCCTGTTGTGTTGAAGATACTTAGTCCCTTTCACTTCAAATTCAAAAGGCTTTTTCTCCCTCTCGATTCTTAATTCGTAAAGCTCCTGTTTCAGTTTTTCAATCTTTTCTTCTTTTCTGTATTTGATTTCATTATTTTCAATGTATTCAAATTCAGATAATTCAACTGTCTTGATTTTTCCGTCCTCTATCAGCTCATTTTCATCAAGATTGCATTTTCCAGCTTTGTAAAGTTCCTCTTTTGTCGCCTCCCTCAAATCTCCGTTTTCTAAAACTGGGTTTTGATATTCTGTTTCGTTCCAGATGTGGTTTTCTTCATTCCAGTCTGGATAAAATATAGCTGGATTATTCTTAAATTCTTCCAAATTTGTGATTGTTGGTCTTGCTATTATTTCAAGACTTTTCTTGTCATAAATTACAACATTCATTAATCTTTTCCTCCTAATTTAATATCATTGCTTACTTTACCTAGCAATATAGTGCAAACTCCCTTTCAGCTCGTAGTGAGTTTTCCCATTTACTCCATATACATAAATTCCGTCACTACGAATCACAAGCCTGGCGTTTTCTGTTCCAGCATTATTTCTGTTCATGATCGCGTGTTCTGTTTCACGAAAAAAGTCATCAGGAAAGAAATTTTCTTGGAAGTCGGCAATTTTAGTTCCGTCAGTCATGGCAAAACCACTCAAATTTTGAAAATAGACGAAAAAAGTAACTCTTTTTCCTAATCGAAAAAATTTGACCGTCCCGAGATTTGGATTGCTGGCTGAAATCGTTTGCCTGATTTCCAATAAATTTTCCACCTTATCCGAAATTGATTTATTGCTTATCGCTCTAAATTTTGCAGTATCATTATACGTAAGATTGTTATTCTCTATGCATTCATAGTACTTTTTGTTTGCAGTGTCATAATAGAACTTTCCTTTTTCTTTTCTGCCATAATCCTGTAAATTTCCTCCAAATTCTAGTCCGATTATTTCTGCTAGTCTTTTTCCCTCTAGAGCTGTATTTGCAGTAGTTCCTAACATTACTTTTCCTACTGTATCGTGAGTTGCATTCGGAACTTTTGTGTCAATTATATCTTTTATTTGTCTTAAATTTACTGTTCCATTTGCATATTCTGTTGCGTTCGGAACATTCGGAATTAATCCTTTTACAGCACTTAACGAGATTATTCCTGCTTTGTTTTCTTCTGCAAAATCTGTTTTTTTGATACAGTTATCCAAGTAAGAACTTTCAAAATTTTTGAATAGATTTATTACTACAAATTGACTTCCGTTGTAAATTAATTCGTATGTTTTGTTTGTATGAATGTCTCCAGCTTCTATTTGTTTCAAAGTTCCGTTTTGTTCTTTTAATAATGTATAATCGACATTATTTAATCTTAGCTTTGTTGTTGCATTTGTATTAGCATTATCTACTGTAATTCTTAATTTCAAGTCATTATTTAATCCAAATTCTGTCAAGCCTTCTAAATTGCAAATGTAATAATCAGTACCAGATCCAGTTGTTTTTGTTGCATTTATAGAGTGAACTAAGCTATTTTGCAGATTATTCATAATTTCAGCATTCAATGTAGTTCCAATTTGAGTAGCATTTTCTCTCCCTTTCCAGATGTGCCTATAAAGTCCTGTTCCAACATCACTTGCGCTCTCCACTTTATACACGTCTAAATTAGAACCAATCCAATCTTTTATTTTTTTTAACATTTATCTTATCCCTTCCTGTGTAATAACATTCATTCTAGCTAAATTGCTTTCATAACTCTTTTGTTGTAAAATTTCGTCATAAAATCCATCTTCTACTTTTAAAACTCTTGTAGTTCCGATAAAAGCTAAATTTGAAATATAGCTTGCTGTCTGAACTTTATATTTGAAATCTATTGTTATTTCTACACCCTTTGCTCTTATTTCAAGCAAAATATTTATTATTCCTTTTTTTGCATAAGTCGGTAATCTTTTGTTTAGAACTATATAAATACTCCCTGCTTTTTCTTCAAAATACTGTGTCTCATTTTTTCCATTAAAGTTCCCATTTTTTATATTTAT